AAGCAATCTGAAGACCAGTACCAAACAATTGGAAAACGTCGTTCCAAACGGTTCCGGTATTCTCCTCATCCTCACGATTGACGGCAATTGGTTCCATATGTGTAACTACATGGTCAGTTGCAGCCATTATCGCAGGACTATAAGGAGCAGCCTTCGTAAGTGGCAAAATGCCACCAGTGCCACCAGAAACAGTGCTGTTTTGAGATAATCCCTCATAATGGTGGATCATCTCAATATCAACAACATTAGTTATTGAAACGGGCGCTTCAACCCAAATCTGGATGGCAAGCCAACCAGCAGCGGGAAAAGTGGAATTCAAACTGGTGTCATCAGGCAAGATAGGGTTGATGTAACGGAAACCGGTACTATCAGTCCACTTGCCAGGCACGGTGATCTCATCCTCGATTAAATCAGCGATAGGGACACGCCGATAATAAGGAGCATACTCCATAAGAGCAACACTAGTTGGGTACGAAGGCTGAGCTGCGCTAAGACTGCTAAAACTGTCAGGAACAAGAGCAATATGGACAAACCCAGCAGCCGCAAAAGCAGACTGACGAGTCTCCAGCTTAATTCCAAATGCTGCAGTACGCAGTAAATTGAAATTGGTAGCAAGAGCCCCGTTATTGCTAACTGGAGAAGAACCAGTAGCAAGCGCAGGAAACGTCCAAGTTGTAGAAGTGACAGGAGTAGCGTTGTAGATTGCTGCAGATGAAGAAAATCGAAACACAGCACCAGCACCACCAATGGTGGCATTGGTGCTCAATGTGACCAAGTCGCGGGAAAAGGCGACAGAACTAGGAGAAGTTGTGTCGTCTGGAACTTTCACGCCAAACGCTTCCGGACAGAAAGGATCAACTTGTGCAATCACAAATTGAGGCAAATCCATCTTTCCTCGTTTGGTGTTAGCTTTTCTTGCCTTGCGAGGTACTGAGACAGATATCTGAGTACCGCCGGCGAGAGCAGCTGAAGCCTTAGGCCGCAATACGAGCGCCTTAGAGGTGGATTGACCACTTCCAGACACAAACGTAACTTGCTTACGCGCATTTTTGTTTCTCGAGTTGTTTTTACCATTTTTAGTCATAGTATTGGATAACGTATGACCGGGAGTAGGGAGATATTACATCAAACATATGGTCGTCCGTTTAGGGGACCTGAACTATGTTTAAAAACCTACGGTCCCTTCCGGGACTGTACATCATCAACTACTTGGATACCCGCCGTGCAGTCTCTTGGCATTTTGGTTAGCACTAAAATAATAGTTTTGGGGGATTTAAAGTTGATGACCCAATAGACATATTTATAAGTAAGGCAGCATTTGCTCATGGTCAACACCAATCACACCTACCTTACCTATTCGGCTATTACGATATACGTCCTCAATCGCGGTTTGCGCACTCGGTGGTATCCCGAATGCCAACCAGAAAGATAGCCTTGACTCCGCGGTAGGCTCATACCAAAGCCTATGCATCCCGAGCCCTCTGTTATTATATCTGCGTAAGGAAACGTCTTCCAAAGGCCTAGCACCTTCTGAAGACCGAACCAAACTCTGATAAAACTCTTGCACAATAGGTATGCCACCCGTCATTGAGATTCCTCCCAATCCGATAGCAGCTGCCCATCGTTTAGTTATTTTATCAGAGTCTAAAGGTTTTAATGAAATGCAGTCCTTAGAAATTGAGATATGTGGGTCGCGCACCATGATGTAATCGGTTCCATCATACACGGGCTGGGCTTGGCAAAACGATATATGTTCTAACACATACACGGGTTTCTCTATCACCACTGAGAAGCCAAACA